ATTTGAAATTAGTGTTTGAAAGATAAATTAATATATTTTTAGCAGTTAGCTTTTCTCTAGATTTTGTATAGTCTACCCACAAGACAAACTCTTTATCATTTTCTTTTTGCTTGTATATATCAACTAGATCTTGTGGAGCTAATGGAAGAGCGTATGCTTTTTTATCTTGGTATTTTTTCTTTTGATTCACACTTTGTTCAATCATAATATTACCTTATTTTATAGTGGATATTTGTGAATTAAATATGGTATTCTGTTTTGTCTTTTACTGAAAAATTGTACATCAGTATTAATTAGTCTTAAATCTTCAGACAATGTTTCTATATTATAATCACCTTGTAATACCATTTTAACAATAGGGAATACATTATTAATTTCTGTATATAAATCATTATATTCCCAACCACTACTAGATTCAGCAACTTTAGCATCATGAGCAGCAATAAATGCTGGATCGTCTTTTACTTTATTCCAAAGTTCTTCTAATTTATAAAATGCTAATGTATAGTTACCAGTATTAGCAGCATTTACATATACTTCTTTAAAAAATTCTTTTTTGTCTGTAGCATAATTATTTGAGTCAGTTGCATGCTCGTTCATCCAATCTATTACTGATAATAAGTATGCAGTGTAATGACGTCTTGATGTGAAATGTTCCATAACATCTTGTGCTAAAACAGATGAATGAATTGTAAGCTTTTCAATTATTAAATTTTTAACACCGTCGCATGGATAAGTATCATTTAAAAAGAATAATAAATCATAACTAAAATTCTTTCCATCTTGATATGTAATATCAAAAGCTGGAGTATCAGAATCTGCTAGTGTATCTAAACAATGTTGTCTTGCGTCATTTAAAATAGTTGAATCACTCATAAATGATAGCACCAAGTCTGATTCTACAATTGCTTCTATAAAATCAGCTGTAATTTCATTTATAGATGTATTTGAGTTTTCATAAAAGCCAGAAGCATCTAATAAGCCAGCAGTGTAACGAGAAAATACGTTAAGCATATCACTTTCATCAGTAAATGCAATGATATACTTATCACTATTTTGTAGAAATGCAGAGTTAGCAACATCTGTAAATTCACTAAACGCTATATAATCACCAGCACCAGTTCTTATACTTTCTGCTAAGGTTGTATATTCATCATTAATAATTGATACTTCGGTATTACTAGAATTAACTACTAAGATATCACGAGCATCACCTGTATGATAAAAAGAATTTAATTCAAAAACAACAGTTCCTATATTTGTTGTATTTGTAATATATTTCTTATTATTTAAATAATATAAACTCTGTCCAATCATGAAGCCTCTCCTAATATTTCCATTGCGTCGTCATTCCATGTAAAATCAAATGGATTATAATAATCAAGTATATCTTTATTTAATACACATCCATCAATACCCAAAGTTTCTTGGGCTTCAAATATTAATCTGCTAGCACAAGCAACAGAGTATTTACAATTAGAACAATCTTTTACTTTACTAGATTTATTTATACCTTTTGTTACTAATTGATTTTTTCTTTCTAATATTTCTTCAAATGATAAACCCGTTACATCTAAATTTTTATTTTGTAAAAAGAAAGCTTGTTCATGAAGCATTACATTTAAATGCGTTGTAGGCCCATCTTTACCAGGAATAACAGTTAATCCTATAAAATTAATAGAGTTACAATATAGATTAGCCATAGACATTGTAGCATTATAAGCATTATCTTCATCTATAACTTTACCTAAAAATTCGTTCCAACTATCTAAATTTCTTTTTTGAATAAAAGTAGATGGTGCTCTAGAAAAAGCAGGATTCATTTCTACAATTGTTTCGTATTCATTTAGAGATTTTTGTATAATTCTATTATATGTTTCTTTATCTATTTTTTTACCAACAACGTTAGATGCTTGTAATGTCCAAGACCAATCCATTTTCTTTGGAGTTTCATTTTTAAAGAACTCTATTTTTTCCATTACATCATTAAAGTATTGATCGTCATCTAACATTTGATCTATTTTACTAATAGGCATAATAAATTCAATAATCATATCTCTTCTGAATTTATTTTCATCGTCTAATATAGAAAATATTTCTTTTACTTTTTCCATTGTTGCTAAATCAAATTTAGCAGGAGCAGCAATACGAGCACCTACATGCTCTCTCATTATTTCTTGTATTGTTTGATTATTTAGAATTTCTTTTGTGTTATTTGCTGTAAAAAAATCTGTAGGTCCTATTACAAATTCTCTAAGATTTAATCCTGTTCTTTTTACGCCATCAGCTAATTCTTTTGCTCTATCTAATATTTGCTGATTCATGCTTTTATCAATATTTTTATTAACAAAACATCCTAAGCAGCCATGATCGCATCCAGATAAAACTTCTGTTTGAATAAGCACATCAAATTTCTGAGCATTCGAAGGTGGCAGGCTTTCAGGACCAGAATATCTCATTTGTTTACAATATGATTTTTGCATACTCATTTTTATCTTCTCCCTCTAGAGCCGTGACAACTTTGGTGACAACTATTGTGACATAGATAAGCATTAACTGACCTATTACTTATTCTACCTTCAATTACATCTACGGTTCTTCTTACTAAATCTTCTAATGTATCAACAATATCCTGAGCATACATTAAATTACCACTGGTAATACCACCATCTACATAATTATTATATATACTGTTTGATGCGTTTACATACTCAAATCTAGAATATGCATATGTTGTTCCAGTACTAGACCACTGACCTTGTGTAGCTCGTCTATATACATTAAGTGTCCATCGCATGGTTTTATCAAACGTTCTTAACTGTGCTCCTCCATACGACTGCACCCAAGAATTAATATCACCTCTATCTGCAGTCATAGTTATCTTCTCCCTCTAGAGCCGTGGCAACTTTGGTGACAACTATTGTGACACAAATAGGCATTAACTGTCCTATTACTTATTCTACCTTCTATTAAATCAACAGTTCTTCTTACAAGACTTGTTATAGAATCAGTAACATCAGCAGATCTAATAATACCGCCTGTATAAATTCCGCTATCTAAATAATTATTATATAAGGAATAAGCGGCATTTCTATATTCAAATCTATGATAAGAATAGTGCGTGCCAGTGCTAGACCACTGACCTTGTGTAGCTCGTCTATAAGTATTAACACTTAATAGTATGGTTTTATCAAACGTTCTTAATTGACTTCCTGCTTGACTTTGCATACTAGAATTTAATTGTGAATATGTTGGCATTTATACTTTAACCTCAACTTCTCCATTACCATCGCAATCACCTACTGCAACGCCTATTATCTCAAAAGTATTTATATCTTTTGTGCCATAATCAACAGCTTTTCCTCTACCGTCTTTATCTGCAATGATCCATTGTCCTTTTTTAGCAGTACCATTAATTAATACTGGAATACGTCCTTTAAGAGCAATAAATGGATTCATCTTAGCTTTCTTAGATTTACTATCTGGTTTAATTCCCATATCGTTCATTTGTACCGCAGGATTAGTAGAAACTGCACCGGCTAATGGCATACCAGGTTGGAAAAGAGTAACCTCTGAATCACCATCTAAGTTAATACCAAGTACAGTACCTGGCTCATAGATATCATCTGCTCTATAGCGCTCCGCCAAGTCAGCCCATCTTGCTGATGTTGCTGTACCAACATATAAACCGTTATTATCGATATATGATCTGTTAGAACCATTACGACGGAACTGAACGATAAGTGATGAGTTACCACCAGATTCTAAATAGAAACGGTTTGAGTGGTATTCAAGTTTACCAGCGTCGTTACCAATGTTACCAGTCCAAGATTCGTTACTAGATTCGATAAAGCGAAGAGTTGGTGAGTAACCATCTTGGTGGCGAGTTTGTAGCTGCCATTGACCTGCCGCATTTAAGTCACCAGACCAAGTTCTATCACCATACATCCAACGACACATTGTACCATTATAAGCAGCTCTTAACTGTAAGCTCATTGAAGAACTGTTGTTGTTACCAGTTATAGCATAGTATTGGCCTTGATATGAATAAGCGTGTACACCAGTGCCTTGGTTGTAGATACCTTCACGAGAGTTATCATTACGGAACCAGTTACGGGCGTAGATTTCGGTAGCTCTTATATAACTATTAAAATTAGATCCAGATGCTGGATTTACATAGTAACCAGTATTATCTGAATCATAGAAGATAGGTGAACGCATACTTGACGAAGCATAAGCTACACCACCAACATGTAATCTATAAGAATCAGGTTCACCACCACTTAATGATAAGTTACCATTGTGTTTAAGTTGGAAGTATTCGGAACCGTGCGATGTCCAATCTTGTGGGAATGGAGAATTATTACCCCAGCGAATAACAAATGAACCAACATAACGATCATCTGCACCCAATGCCCAAACTTGGTCTTGCCCCGCAGAGTTGGTAGCGTCTGAGAACTCAATACACGGATCACCTGCATAACCAAACATGCGAATACGAGCATAACCATTACTAGCAGATTGCATCGTTAGCCAAGTGTCATTATTATCTCCATCTATTTGAATATAACCACGAAGACGAGCTGCTCTACCACTATCTGCTGGATTAATATAATATGTTGTATTATTTGAATCGTAGAAGATTGGTGCTCTTAATGAAGAACCAGCTTGTAGGCTGTTATTAACATAAACGTTATTACCACCCAATGGATCAGTCGCGTTGTTAACCGACATGACCTGACCAGCCATGTTGTAATCATTATAGAAACGAATACCATTATAGTCAGCATTTGCACCAAGTTTAATACCAGTATGGAACGCAATACGTAGATCAGGATAACGATAAGACCAACCACCACCTTCACGGAAGATAGCGTAAGCTTCAGATCTACCAGAATCCCAGTATAAACCAAATCTATCGTCTGAAGAAACACTACCGTCGTTTGTAAAGTAGTTTGCACGAACTTGGTTCATTCGAGATGTACCGTTAGGATCTACATAATAATTGGTATCATTAGAATCATAGAAGATCGGTGAACGTATATCTGAACTATGCCAGAGGTAATCAGTATTTAGTCTACCATATCGAGTACTACCTCGGTACCATTCCATAATTTCTGTATTATCAGAAGAGTATTGGTCTGCATCAACAACAGTACGTGCTTGCAATCTAATATAATCAGAAGAACCAGTACCGTCATTTTCAGCACCAAGTACTAAAGCACCGTTTTCACCGGAATTATCATAGTCTGGATCATATGAAATATATGCAAAGTCAGATGGAGCATTTACACCAGATCTAAAGTAAATAGTAATAGGCTGATCATTTCCTGAATGGAATTCAGCAGCGGTATTATTAAGCATATCACGTAATTTACCGCCTAAATGCGATGGAGAGATATACGAAGAAGATCCTGCGGAATCTGCGTGGCGACCTTTGAAGTATAATTTACCTCGCAAATCAATATAATTAATTATAGAAGTACCACCAAAATCACCATAATAATTAGTATCGTTTCGATCATAGTATTGTTGAGCATAATTAGATCCAAGAGTTAATACGTTACCATCACCACGAATAATCATATTCCATTGACCACCGAGACCACCATCACGGAATGAAATATCTTCGCCACCCGATGTTGCAATAATTAGGTGAGCATCATTTGATTCAGTAGCTTGAATATAACCACGAATATTACCACCCGAAGTTTGATACTCAGTATATCCACCAGAAGCATGTCTTGTAATATTCACTATTGAAGTACTAGCTGGATCCATATAATAACTAGTATTATTTTCATCATAATATCTTGAAGCATATAAGTCATTACCACTACCATCTGGATTAGAATTATATACAGCGATATTACTATAAGAAGAATATGCAGTGCTTGATCCCCAAGATTGTTGCCACAATCTCATTTGGCGACCAGATTTCTTAAACATTAATAAGTTATCTGAACCACCAGAAGCATCTGTGTAAGATCTTAAGTGTAAGTAATCAGCGTATGGCGAAGCGTTGTCGTTGTTCCAAGAAGTGAAACCAAACTTCAATTCACCAGCAGTGTCTTCACTTGGAGCAATAATGCGATTATCTCTTCTTCTTAGAGATCCTGAGCTTCCTGTAATACCAGGTGCAGTAATATCTTCAAGAACTGTTAGTCCGCGGAATCTTGATGTACTATTTGGATTCGCGTAGAAACCGGTATCGTTAGAATCATAGAAGATTGGAGCACGGTAAGAACCGCGGGCTTCCATGTATCCTGACGCTGTTCTTTCTTCCCAAGTACCGTTATAATACAAATATACTCTAGCATCACGCTCGATGTAAACAGCCCATTCATTGCTTGGAGTTTTTAAACCAAAATGATTATCATCGTCAAAGTAAATGCGACCACAATCAGTACTATCTGAGTCGCGGAAAATGATTTGACCATGATCACTGTTATTAGAACGAATATTTAATTCTTCACCATTAGTATCGTAAATATCCCAACCGTTTGGAGTTTGGAATCTATTAGCTTGCATAACATTGGTAATAGAAGTACCAGCAAAATTACCATAATAAGATGTATCATCTTGATCATAGAAAAGAGGAGAACGCATAGAGTTAGGTGCATAACCATATCCTCCACGAGTACCTAATTGTTCTACGTTATCTGCATAAAGTTGTACAAAATGCGCATTACCATTACCTGGACCATTAGTATTGAATCGAGCGATATCAAAGGCACCAGCAGAACCACCTCGGATTCTAAGACCTTGATAAGTATTCCAATACATACCATCGAAGCCACCAGAACCTGCAGCACCACGAGTAGTAGGACCACCATAATAATTGTTCCAAAGAACGTGGTTTGTATCTGTTCCAGAGTTAAACCAAATGGCATTTTCGTTATAATCTCTTTGTAATTTAAGACCACCAGTTCTCAGATATAAATTAGCAAAGATGGATGAACCTGCTGGATCTGCATAGTAGTTTCCATCATTGGAATCATAGAAACGCTGGGCTCGCATATAACGACCAGCCCAAACATCACCAACAGAATCAACACGCATGCGCATTGTACCATTGCCAGTTCCAGAAGTAAACTGTAGGTTACCACCTGAGTTTGTACTTAGGTTATCTGGTGATTCGTAAATCTTCCAATCATTACCGCCTTTCCAACGAATACCTTCTTGTGGACCTGGATCATTAAACGTTAAGTTGTTTAAGTTATCAATAGTACCATTGTTCCAATTCCAAGTACCCTGAACGTTACCGCCTGAAGCAGGATCCATATATCTTGCTGTATTATCACGATCTCTAAAGTTGCTTGCATCAACTGTATTTAACTTAGATGTTGAAGCAGGATCTAAATAGAAAGTATTGTCATCTGAATCATAATAACGAGGTGCATACACATTAGATGTAGTACGTATATTAGCTCTTAATTGAGATCGTTTAAGAATTGGTGGACCAAATTCTCTAATAGCTCCACCAGCACTATAGTTCATTAATAAAATTAAACGAACATATTTAACTGCTCCACCATCAGATCCATTATATGGAGTATGAGATGTTGGAAGTGTATGATGCCCACTAAATGTTCTCCAATTAGTGTCTGTTAAATTATTACCACCTACAACAAAATATGTAATACCATCATTTGTTGCAATTGGCTTTTTATCTTTATCATATCGGCGAACACCCATGTATAATAATCCGCCTGATCCTGAAATAAATCTGGCAGAAACTTCACCGTAAATTTCTTCACCTGGTTCTACAGCGATAAAGTCTGAATCAAATGTTCTATATCCAGATGTTCTTAATGCATAACTAGCATTAAATGGACCATTATTATTTTTGGTATATTCTGATGTAGTTGTTGTAGGAGGATTTTCAATACCTGTTAATGTTTGAATTACTCGTTTTTCCCAGTAATCGTTACCATCAAATAATGTATCGTCAGCAATACCAGTACCATATTGCTTTAATAGATTTAAGTTTTCATTACCGCCAGATATTGCAAAACTTCCAGCACTAACTTCTCTCTTAAACCAAGCATCTCCGTTGTCTAAATCAATAGCTGCTTTAGGATCGCCTGCTCCAACAAATATAACTTCGTTTGGATTAGCACTACCAAAATGACTTAATGATGATGTTGTTGTTGCCCAGAACATACCCCAGTTATTTGCTGGAGTCCAAACCCAATGGTTTGCATCTTGCGGTACAAGTAATTTATTTGTTGTTACATCTCCTGTAGCAAATCCATCTCGAACAATTTGTCCATTAACTTTCAGCGCTGTAGCAGTATTTCCTGCAGCAAAATTTGCATAGTAATTACTGTTATCGCTATCATAGAAAATAGGTGAACGCATTGAAGTAGGTGCATAACCATATCCATTTTCAGCACTTAATTGATGTACACCATTAGAATATAATCTAGTAAAGTTATTATCTTGTGCGTATAGTACCCATTCGTTACGAGTATCATTATAGAGACCCATATTAGTACTACCATCTGAAATAAATGCCCAGTCATTGCTAATAGCATAACCAGCATATCCATTAGTAGAACCTTCTACTTTAATAGTACCGTAATCTCCATTTGGTGAATCGATATATCTTGAAGCAGTATCCATTTCAAATCTACTACCTCTAACATTATTCATTACTGAAGTGCTAGCAGGATCTGTGTAGAATGAAGTATTATTACTATCATAAAATATTGGTGCTCTAAAACTATCGCTTGCTAATACATAATTGTAATATGCAATTAAAGCATCTTTTGAAGTATATGGACTAGCACTTTTCTTAAGACGTAAACGAATTGATTCGTTAGCATCATAGTCATTTCCAGCTTCAAGAATTAATGCACCTGTACCTGTGCCTGCCGGTGATTCACCATAAATTTTCCATCCATCAGTGTCACCCATTTCTTGGCCAATGTAATAAGTAGGAAGATTAGCATTACCAAAATGACTAACACCAACCGTATTTTGCGGCATTGTAATACGAGCCATAACAGATGTACCAGCAAAATCACCATAGAAATTATTATCGTTGAAATCGTAATAAGTTGGGAAGTATGCATAATCATTTCCACTATAAGCACTAATACCGCCACCATCAAATTTAGTAAACTTTTGGAAATAAAATTCTGGTCTATCTGTTTGGAACTGAACGAAACTTGCGTTCATAGAACCAATATCTAAAAATCCTGTAGGAGTTTGTAATCTAAATGCATTTGATGTATTAGGATCAATATAGAAATTATTATTTGATATATCACCAAATCTATCCGAATAAACATTTACAGCAAAATCTGCTGAATCATTATCAATGTTTAATCTTTGAGTATTGCCAGTCCAAACTCTAAATGTATCATTTGCAGCAAAACCAAAATAGTTATCTGTATCTCCGTTGTGCTGAATATAATCATCAATACCAATTCTATTAAGAACAGAAGTACCAGCTGGATCTAAATAATAATTCGCATCTGAATAATCGAGATATCTACCTGCTTGAATATCACCAGATGTATAAATTGTTTTATTGTTACTTACTCTTAAATAAGTAGAGTCGGTCATATACCAACCACCACCTTCACCAAATGTAAGTTCATTGTGTTTTATAAATGAGCTAGTACCATTTCCAAATACAACTGCATCATCACTACCAGTTAATTGAACAGATCCATTAACATGTAATTTATTAGGATTAATACTACCAATTATAGGAGTGGCATCTGAATTAGCATATGTAATAGATTGGTCACCAACAATAACATTCATGCTCGAATCTACTGTTAGACCAAATGTTGCACCTGTATCAATAATACTCCATGCACCTGTTGATTCTATAACATTATAGAAATTATTAAGACCATCACCACGCTCACTTAAGATTTCTGTACCATCTGCATAGTAAGATGTAAATTTATTGTTTGTTGATAAAGGATTATTTCCAATATCAATTCTATTTAAGTGACTTAATGCATAATTACCATTACCACCAGATATTGCAAAAAGAGGATTACTTGTTGCTGCATGAGCGCCATAAGGTGATATTGTTATACCACCATTACCAGTAGTATCATCCCATCTATCAACATCTGTTAAATTACCAAGTGCAATTCTACCACTAAGTGCTAATGCTGTAACTGTACTAGATGCACCAACATTCAAATAATTAGTTGTTCCTGTTGTTGCATAATAATAAGGTGCTCTTACTGGAACAGATGCTGCAACATTAGAGCTAGTAATTGTTAATCTAGTTGCTGAGTCTGCATCAAATGCTATTTGATTATCAGTAAAAGAAAGTTTTGTATCAGTATCTCCATTATGGAATAAATCGCTATCAATACCAATAGAGCCTAAAGTTGAAGCACTACCTGGATCTAAGAAATAAGAATTATTGTCAGAATCATAATAACGAGGAGCATAAACATTTACAGCAAAATCTGCTGAATCAGTATCTATATTAAATCTTTGTACTCCACCTGTGAAAATTTTGAATGTGTCATCAGCTGGAAAACCAATATAAGTATCTTCGTCACCAATATGACGAATGTAATCCGCAATATCAATTCTACTAAGAATAGAAGTTCCTGCAGGATCTGCATAGTAAGTATTATCGTTACTATCATAATAACGAGGAGCATAAACGTTTACACTAAAGTCTGCTGAGTCTAAATCAATACTTAATTTACTTGTATTATTTACAAATACTCTAAATCTTTGATTAGTATCAAATCCAAAGTATGTTGTAAGATCTCCTCTATGTCTAATATAATCATCAATATCAACGGTATTCATTTGAGAATTACCAGCTGCGTCTACAAAATATTGAGTATTATCTGAATCGTAATAGATAGGTGAACGCATTGCACCTGTTGCAAGAGCATAAGTACTTGTAATTCTGAATTCGTCATTTCCGCCAGCACTAAATCCAATAGTATCAGCACCATAACGATACATACCAGTATTATTATCTAATTCAAATGAGTATGTTGGTAAAGCTAAAGTACCAGCTGCTGCTGTAATTCTACCAGCAGTATTAATTGCGGTGCCTGTATTACTAAAGTCTCCAAAGTATGCTAAATTATCTGCATCATAATAAATGCTTGCATATGATGAAGATACTGAAATAGTTCCACCAAGGAAGTCATTATTTCCAATATTTACATCAGCATTAAAATTAAATCTATTTAAACCAAATCCACCAGATACTATTTCAAAGTTTACTGAATGATCTGTCGCATTTGTTTCATCTTGATAATAACGAATATATCCTTGACCGTCTGTTGATTGGATTTGGAATCTTTCTGTTGCACTAGAACCAATACTAATTTGAGCATTAGCTGTACCAGTATAAACATTTAAATTATAAAGCTGTGAATTACCATCCGGATCAACTAAGTAGTTAGTATCTGCAGAAGAAATAAATGATGTACCTTTAATGTCATTAAAAGCATATACAAAATTATTATCGGCTTTTAATCTACTTGAACCACCAGTTTGAATATCTATTGTATCGCCTAAGAACTGGATGCCTGTGTCTGAATCTCCATTATGCTTAATGTATTCATCTATACCAATTTGATTTAATACTGAATTTCCATCAGGATCTAACAAATAAGTATTATCTTCAACATCTACAAAACTTTTACCATAAACGTTTTCTTCTACAATCCAGTCATCATTTGTATCTAATCTTGCGGCATAATTAAATGTAGTATCTAAAAAACCAATTTCACCAGCAGAAGAATAAATTGTTCTATTATTACCAGCGCCATCCATATAAATGTAAGCACCACCTGTACCAGTACCAACAGTTAATGTACCTTGTACAGCATGATTTCCAGAAGTTACAGCACCAGTACTAGTTGCTCTTAATTTTGGACTTCCTCCATAAAGTACCTCACCATAAGATACTCCAGACTGATTCCAAAATGATGCAATACCAGCGTCTGCAAATGTAGAACCTTGCTTACCAGAAAGATATACGGTACCATTACCTACACCAGAAGCACCACCGGCCTCTATAGGAAACGAATTTGCAAAAGATGTAATTGTACCAGTTAAACTAGAAGAATCACCTATTAATAAACCTTGTGAGACACCACCAATTTGCCACTTATCAGAAGCTTCTATCCAAGTAAATGATGCGTTATCTAAAGTACCTCTTTCAACTTCGATACCAGCATTTTCTGATGGAGTGCTTCCTGTATAATTACTATTAAGAGTAATAATATTATCAGCAAGTAAAATCTCTTCTGTATTAACAGTTGTTGTATTACCAGTTACTGTAAGATCACCATTAATAACAAGACTACCATTCATAGTATCGTCTTGATCTGATCTTAAGAATTGTAATGAATCTAAACCATCAAGTAAGTCAGCGTCTAATCCTGAGTTAGCACCATCATTACCGGCATTCCAAAATACATTGCCGTTATAAGTTGGTTCGCGGAAAAATGTAATACCAGAAGAATCAAATGATATGTCAACACTATTATTATATCCAATTTCGATACCATCAATATCGTTATTAAATTTAATAAAATTATCTTCATTACTTAATTTATAATCATTACCACCAGTATAAGTAATTGTTAAACCATCTGCGTGGCTTGAAGATGATGTGAAATTAGCAATTGTAGCATTAACTCCACTAGTATTATTAATACTAATGCTTGCTGTATTAGATGTGGAATAGTTAACTTCAAATGTGCCGGTATATTTAGAATCACCGACTACTGTAAGTATTTCACTTCCGTAGGAAGATGTACCTATGACGACACTCTCTAAAGACAAGAGTCCGTTCTTTACTCTGAACTTGTTATTGTTTGCCATTACGGTTCACTCTCCCCAGTTTGGCTATTAAATTAAATTTTTATATATCTTTTTATTTATAAAATTACCTATGATGTAAGCAACGTTGCTTGTATTTTTATTTCTGTTGTTGTACCAAAAGCAGGTGTAACTAATAATTGGCAATCACTTCCTGAAATAGTAACATCAAACTCTGCTAAAGAAGTTCCGGTAAATATTGTACCATATTCAGTTGCAATAGCTGTTGCTGAATCATGTGTTACTAATAATTTAGTAATATGTTTTTCAGTACCATTTTCTACTTGCACTAAAAATTCTCCGCCACCATAGTCTCCATAAAAGAACGAAAATGCTACTACTTGATTAGTACTTGCCGTTGATAAACTATTACTAGTATAAGTTACATTAGAACTTTGATTAATATCTGCATTAATATTTAAATCACCAGACATTGTATCGCCAGTTACATCTACAAATTTATTATCTGCTTCTGTTTCTGTATAATAACGACTATCTAATTGACCTGCATCCAGTTCTGCTTCTGTATAATATCTACCATCTAAATCGGTTGAAGAAACAGATTGAGTATGACCAAATGTATCAAAAGTAATTCCTGTAACAACATTACCACCACTTAATGAAGTATTTGCTACAGATGATGTATCTGCATGCGAAATAGATATAACCGAGTTATTAGCATCGTTTAAATTGAAAGAACCTCCACCTGATATTCCAGTACCAGGATTTATAGATACTTCACCATTACCAATTAAGCTTGAGGCAGTATTAGCGGCTTCATCGAAAATACCAGATGCGTCATATCCATCTACTTTATCTGCATCTAAACCAGATCCAGGACCATCTAATGTTAATACTGCTGCAAATATTTCTGCCGCAGTTTGATCTGCTGTTGCTCCTGCTTCTATACCATCAAGTTTTGCTCCGTCAATTGCAAGATCTCTTCCATCAACTGTTCCACCAACTCCAATATTACCAGAAACATTAAGAGCGCCTCCAATACCAACACCACCTGTAACAATTAATGCGCCTGTTGTAGTATTTGTAGAAGTTGTGGATGCTTTAATTTCTACTGATTCAGTAAAATCTTGTATAATAACATTATCGCCATGCGATCCTAATACGACTGGACCATCAGCACCAAATAATTGTACACCTTCTCCTGTACCAATACCATCACTGCTTGATGCAAATGGATATATAGATGTTGAAATAGTACCACCACTAATAATTGCACCACCATTATTAAATAGTTGAATACCATTACCACCAATGGCTGAAGAATAAAAAGCATCTGGTGCAGGCGCTCCAGGATTGAGATACATATTACCACCAGGTGTTGCTATACCTCTATCGCCTGCTCCACTAAGTACTAATGAATTATATCCGTCACCAACTCTAACTTCTTGTGCAGCATTATCTGTTCTTAATATTGCAGTACCTGTACCAACAGTTAAATCGGTGTTAATACTAACATTAGAACCAAATGAAGAAATATTTACATCATAAACTGATCCATCGCCAGTTTCTAATTGTAATGTATTATTTGCACTTACCCAACCAATATCATCAACACCAGCGACTGATGTTGTACTTGCTGCAGTTAATCTACCATCTTCATCTACTGTAATAACTGGAATTGCTGTTGCAGAACCATAAGATCCAGCAGTAACACCAGTGTTAGCAAGCTCAGTTGCTAATGTCATTACACCAGTATTAGATGAAGCAGTACCTGTAACTTTACCGGTTAATGTAAGATCTAAACCATCTTCTAATAAATCAAGTTTAGCACCGTCTGCTGCTATATCACGACCATCTACTAAACCATTAACAATAATATCATTATTAACTGTTAAGTCTCCATTAACAGTAACATTATTTGCAGTTAAATCTGTTGTTGCCGCAGCATTAGTATCTTGACCTAAGATTGTTAGATCACCTCGAATTATAACGTTACCTTCGTAAACCGCTGTATTACCAGTAAATAAACCATCTACTGTTGCATCGCCTGTAACACTAATTTCGTCGAATGTATCAATTACAACTGGATATTCTGTACCATCTCCAGTTTGTAATAATAAAGTACTATTGCTTGATGTCCAATAAAAGTCTTCAACACCTGCTACAGCAGTGTTTGACATTGATGTAATTCTACCATCAAGACCAACAGTAAGAATAGGAATTTGAGATGCGGATCCATATGATCCTGCTACTACACCTGAATTTGCAATATCAGTTGTAAGTGTCATTACACCGGTATTTGAGAATGCGTTACCGGTAATGTCTCCTGCTAATGTGAGATCTAATGTTGCGGGAGGGACATTTGTAAAATTATTATAATCTAAGTAATACGCGCCTGATTCACCATCTAATAAATCTGCATCTAATCCAGAGTTTGCTCCATCTACTGTTTTAAGCAGATCAAGAATTGCACTTGCATCTAAGTCTGCAGAAACATCTATAATTGATTCTTGATTTGCAACGGGATCATATTTTTTGAAGTACAGCTTACCATCAGCTGTATTGATAGCGATTTCACCAAGTGCTAATTGTGATGTAGTCGGTACTCTGCCCGCTACAGAACTCCTGCGGAGTTTAATAGTTGTTGACATATCTATGTCCCTTAAATTTTAATTAACCTATATAGGCTTTATATTACTTATAATTTAGAAGGTTCCACCATCTAATTCATTGACTGCAATATTTACTTTACCAGCAGAAATAGTTGTATCTACACCTTCTCCTGCTTCAAATGTTAAAGTACTTCCCAGTGCAATCACCTGGTTATTTCCGCTTTCTCCTGCTATAGTAATATTAGGATTAGCTAGTTTTGCGTTTTCTATATCACCATCTGTTATAGAAAATTCTGTTCCTGTAAGTGTTAATGCTTCTCCTGCAGTATATGTACCTGCTCCAGAGAATTGATACCAAACAATACTATCAGTACCTAATGTAAATGTTTCAGCATCTGAAACTGTTATTACCCAACCAGTACTTCCGTTTTCTGTACCGTCTGTAATAAATTGGAATGATCCTGGTATCTCACTTGTTTCATTAAAGTATTCACTTCTAGTAAGTACCCAAGGTGTATTTGTATCACCAACAGTTGTAACTTCATACGTTCCGTTTTCAAATAATGCAGTTTGATCTTTAACAAGAATTAAATCACCGACAGAAATATTTGTTACGTCGTCAACTTCGAATGCACCATTTGCAGATGCTGTAATTGTTCCAGTTCCTGTATTATAACTACCACCTAAATCTTCTGTTGTACCAGCAATAGCTTGAGGAATAACTCTTAGTCCTTGTGCAACTCCATCTACATAAGCTTTTGTTGCAGCATCATTTGTTGCTGTTGGTGTAGCAAGATTAATAATTTTTGAATTATCAACATCAACAATATTAGTCGATGGCGCTAAAGTTATATTTCCGCTAGTTCCTTCAAGAGTTAAAGAGGCACCTCTAATTTTATTATTTCCAATACCTCCACCAATTTGTAAACCACCTGCTTCAAATCTATTTTCTACCTCTATATTCCATATTGTTGATGTTCCAGAAGGATTAACTATCTTAGTGTTATCACTTATATCTATTAATGATGCAGCAGTTATGTTATTTGAAATCCATAAATTTCTAGTAGATCTTTCAAAATACATACCAAAATTATATGTATTATCAAGGAAACCAATTTTACCAGAACCTGAATATAATGTTGTATATGATCCTGGACCATCAAGCATTCTAATTTGAGCAGATGTTCCTGTACCAAAATCAACTCTATTAAGTTTAGAAGTTCCCGCTGGATCTAAATAGAAAAGATTATTATCTGCGTCTACAAATTTTGGTGCATAGATGTCACCATTTGATGTACCACCAGAAGTTGTAATATATCTTGTATTTAATTCAGCGTAATCAACTTCAATCTCAGAATTTGAATCAGGACCTGCAGTATGTGTAATAATAATACCGCTATTTGCATCTGTTACTACATTAGAAATATAATCAGCAGTAATTGTAGCATTAATAGTTGTATTAGAAAGATTTATCATTTGGCTACTGCCAGATAAATCTCCTCCCAAAGAAATGTATGGATCTTCAACTTCTATATATAGTTGGTTATTTAAATCATCATTGACTAAATATGCACCTTCATTCATATTATTAGCCATACCATCAGAAATCATTAAACCAATAATATCTCGAGTTGTTTCTGTAAAGTTTGGAATAGCATTTGCTTGAAGCTCAACTGGAATATCAGTAGCAAAGTCAATACGACCATCTTCTGTAATACGAATACGAGGTACGAAGTTATCATTTCCGTAAATACCGGCTTGTACACCAGAGTTTTCAATGCCAATTGTGAATGAATTATTTGCTTGAGATATTTCTTCAATCTCAAGACCAGTGCCCATTTCTAATGTTGGGCTATTTAATAAATTGACTTCTGTAGAATAGGTATTTGCTCCATCTACAATTGTTAAATCAGAAGAAAATTCTCCTTCTAAGTATCCAAGATTAACCGCATCTCCAGGATTAACTGGACTTGCAAGATCTGTAAGAGTGTTATTAGCAACACTAATAACGCCAGCTGGATCTAAAACTAAATTATTATTTGCAGTAATCTTTGAATTAACTTCTAGATTACCAGTTGTATAATCAACAATTAGTTTACCTGTTGATCCGAATACTGTATCACCATCAGAATTAATTTGCCAGCGCTTTGTGCCAGCAGTATAGAACATTAATTGATCGTTATCTGCATTAGGACTTGTCTCAGCAATAATTTTTGTATCTTGGTCAATATCAATTACTGATCCAGAAATGCCTGCCCATTGAGTACCATCGTATCCTTCAAATCTTCCATCATCTGTATTGAAACGGAACATACCCGCTGAAGGAGTAGGTCTTAAACTTGTATTAGCTGTTGGAACTTTAATAGCACCAGTATCACTAAAGTTAACTACTCTTGAATCATTTCCAATTTGTCCAATGAACATTTTGTTCCATTGAGAACCAGCTTTACCAAGATTATAAGTTAAATCTGTTTTAGGAATTAAATTAGATGTAAAGTCTGCAACTACTTGTACTTCATCAACTTCTTGATTACCAATAGTAAGTCTACCACCGATAGTAACATCACCATCGACATCTACATTACCATAGAAATGAGCTGTGTTTGCTGCATTTAATGTTGCTGCAAGAGTACCTTTTGTATAAAAATATAAGGTATCTTCATCTTGTGATGGACCAGATTCAGCTTTAATGTAAGTATCTTGATCAACATCAATTACACCGCCAAGACCAGACCAAGCAATTCCATCATAACCTTCAAATTGATTTGCTTCTGTATTAAAGCGAATCATACCAGTAGAAGATGTAGGTCTATCTCCATCCGTACCAACTGGTAAAATTATAGCACCATTACCACTAATTTGTTCAATATCTTGTATTTTATCTACAACAAATTGAGTACCATTAAGTGTTAAACCTCTTCCTGCTGTAAATGTTCCTTCACCTTGGAATTGTTCCCAAGTAATATTATCATAATTTAGTCTAAATGTGCTAGCATCAGCAACTGTAATAACCCAACCAGTGTGAGCGTTTTCTGTACCATCAGTTACAAATTCATATGATCCAGGAATTTCTTCGTTTTGATCTTGGAATTGAGCTCTTTGCCAAACCCAAGGAAGTCCAGTAGAACCTTTTTGTATTAGATCATATGAACCATTTTGTCTTGGATCTGTTTGATCTTTAACAACAATATTATCACCTTCTTCCCATATTCCAACGTCATCAATATATAAAACTGCTCTTGGAGTAAATGTTAATGTTGAAGCAAATGTTGTATTACCTGAATAATAAGTAGCATCTAAATTTTCTGTTGTTGCTGCTTTTGCCGATCCTCTAACTACAAATCCTTGTACAAAATTATCTACATATCTTTTATTTGCAGCATCAGTAGGAAGAATAGGATCTTCTACTACTTTGAATTTTTCTTCTACACCTGCAATTGCAGTATCTAAAAATCTTTTATTAACACTATCTTGATCATTAACAGCGTCTGCGATATTTGTTATTCTAGTAGCATTAAAATCTATTGTATTATTAGCACCTGATATAACACCAGAAATTTGAGGAACACCAGTTAAACTGATTCCATCTAAAGTATTTGTTGATTCACCAAGTGTAAGAGAAGTTGTTCCAAATGTAATATCATTTGGTGTAATAACTGTTGAATTTGCGGTAAAACTAGAAGTGGCTAATTGAGTATTATGTAATGCAGTAATATGACCAAAATTATCAATATCAACATTACTTACAAATTCTAAACCACCATTATTACTACTAACTTCTGTAGATGTATTAGCATGAGAAATAACAATGTTTGCTGATTCAATATCACTTTCTGGGAATACAACAATACCTTGCCCACCATCAATACGAGCAATGTATTGACCGACAGTATCTATACCTAAGGTAATTGAATCTGGTACAATTACAGGACGCTTTTCGCCAGATGCTACTACTCTTAGCTTATGCGGTTGACCAACTTTTACTTTAACACTCAAAGTTTAAATCTCCGTTACTGTAGGTACTACGAATGCTAGACCTTCAACAATCTTTGATAATTCTCCAGTTGGTTTTTTCATAAGCACATCATACTTATATTTTCCTTCTTTTAAAATACTTGTAGTATCAGAACCTAAAACAAGTGTGATGTCATTGTTTGCTTTTTGTATCTCAAATTCAGCTGCTCTTTTTTCTGAGTACAGCTTTTTCATATCAGCATAAAATGTATAATAATCAATAGGTAGATCTAGATCTTCCTCGTCAAACAATTCTATTGTTAACCTGAAATCCGCATTCTTATCTATGTAAATATTTACTTGAGAACTCATGTAATAATCTCTTTTTCTTTATATTTATAATTTAAAGGGGGCAACTTTAGGCCCCCTCTCTTTTTTATCCTAACAATTTGTTTTTAAAAGAATGAGGATTAGTCAGACTTAAGCTGATCGATTTCATCTTTCAAATCCTTAATTGCTTCGATGAGAAGACCAACCATATTTCCGTAAGCAACACTCTTTGTTTTATTTTCATCATCAGCAGTATGTACTACTTCTGGTAAAATCTTTTCTACTTCTTGCGCAATAACACCGATAGATCTTACATCTGGATTGTGTATCATATTATAATAAACACCTCTCATTTCCACTACTTTTCTTAAAGCATCTTTAACTGTTTCTATATTTTCTTTATGTCTTTCGTCTGATAAAGATTCTACATCACCGGTTATTGTTAAGTTACCAGTTGAGATATCTAATGATAATCTATCAACACTAGTTTGACTATCAGTAACAGTAAATGTGGTTGTTACTGCTGAATTTGCATCAAAAGTAAATTTAGTTCCTGTAGATTCCCAATAAGCTCGCACATATGGAGTTGCTTCTAAACCACCAAACGTCGCTGCTATATCTGATGTGAAATGTAAGTCATCACCTACACCACCAGCAAATGTGGTTGCATTTAAATCACCAGTAATTGTAATATTACCAGCAACTTCTAAATTTTCGACTGTTAATGTATCTGCATCAGATGTATAATAGAAGTTAGATTCACCACCTGGATTAGGACCAGTTGTACCCATAATCGGTCTATGAGTTGCTCCACCTTCAAACATTGCAATAAATACTGGAGTACCTTGTAAACCAGTTTCGTGAATATTTTGTAGGTTAGGAACACCACCTTGAATACCAGGTCCTTGTAAACCTTGAATACCTTGGAAACCTAATAAACCTTGAACACCTTGGAATGCTTGTGTACCTTGCATACCTTGTACACCTTGTCCGGTAAATCCTTGGAAGCCATTTAAACCTTGTATTCCTTGTATTCCTTGTAAACCTTGAGCACCTGCACCAATAGGACCTTGGAAACCTAAATCACCTTGTAGACCTTGTACACCTTGGCCACCACCTACACCTGGATCACCAACCGAGCCTTGAATACCATAACTACCTTGGATGCCTTGCGGACCTTGGAAGCCTTCAGTTCCTTCCTCACCTGTTATACCTTGTATACCTTGGAAACCACCTATACCTTGAATACCTTCGTCACCAATACCAGTAGGACCTTGGAAACCTTGTACACCTTGATTACCTTCTCCGCTAACACCTTGAGTACCTTGACCACCGGCGTCACCTTCAGTACCTTGAGAGCCTTGGAAGCCTTGTGCACCAGTTCCTAATAAACCTTGAACACCTTGAACGCCTCCATCACCACCTGTACCTTGGAAACCTTGCGCACCCTGTGGACCTTGATTACCAAATCCAGCAGGACCAGTATCACCTTGTACACCTTGAATACCTTGATTAGATATACCTTGTAAGCCTTGGAAACCTTGTACACCAGTAGCACCTACACCACCAATACCTTGAGTACCTTGGAAACCTCCACCACCTTGGATACCTTGTGGACCAAAGCTACCTTGCAATCCTTGGAAACCTTGAATACCTTCGTCTCCGCCTTCACCTTGCTCACCTTGTAAGCCTTGAATACCTTGTGCACCATCTGTACCTTGTGTACCGTCGCCACCAACAAAACCTGCAGTACCTTGGAAACCTTGTGTACCTTGAATACTTTGTGTACCTTGAATACCTTGAATACCAATTCCACTAACACCTTGTACACCTTGTCCACCATCTGTACCTTGAGGACCGGCCGGACCTGGATCACCAATATCACCAGTTCTAGCAAATGTAATAATAATATCTTCGCCATCCGGGAATGAAGTAGTAGATCCACTTACATAACTACAAGTAACTGAAAAATAACCAGAAACTTCTGCTAAAGCGGTAATCTGGAATACTGCGAAAATTGCAGGATCGGCTTTTTCTGTAACCTTAAAGTGACCTTTCATTGTACTAGTTGAATCATCAATAGTTCTTAAGAAAGGTTGAATATCTGTAAAGCTATCATCTCTATCATCAATATACATCGTAGTAGCTGAATTTAGAGCTGTGTTATTGAATTTTAATTTACCTACACCAGGATCTACGTTTTGAGTATCTGTACTAAATGTATAATCAAATGTTACACCACCAAATGAACCTGTTGCACCTTGGAAACCTGGACCACCTTGAATACCCGTAGCACCTTGAATACCTTGCGGACCAATTAATCCTGGAAAACCTTGTACACCTTGGAAACCACTAGCACCTTGTGTACCTAATGTACCTTGTGTACCTTGAAGACCTAAACCTTGAGCACCTTGTAAACCTAATGTACCTTGTAGACCTTGCGCACCGTCTGTGCCTTGGATGCCTTGAGGACCAGCATCACCAGCTCTCGAGAATGTAAAGATTACGTTTGGATTATTTGTAAAATATGTAGATGTTGCACCACTAGCGCCAGTAACATAAGTAATGTTCATGTCAAAGTGGTTTGTAAACTGTGTTAATCCTGTTAAGTTATATAGTAAGAATACCTCAGGATTATCTATTGAAAGAATCTTAATAAATCCTTTAAAGTTACCAGCAGCATCATCTAAACTTGCTAACCATGTTTCAATATTAGTTCCACCTGCTTCAACATCATTCATTCTTAATATTGTAGCATTAGAAGGAGCTGAATTATTAAACTTTAATAATCCTGAAGCTGGTGCTGATGGAGAAATATCAGGTGTATAATTATATTCAAATGATGCACCACCAAATGCTCCTGCAAAACCTTGAGCACCTTGAATACCGTTTATACCTTGAATACCTTGAATTGATTGAGGACCTTGAATACCTTGTGGACCAAAGTCACCTTGAATACCTTGAATACCTTGCGCAGCTTGAGCACCTTGAATACCTTGTGGACCAAAGTCACCTTGAATACCAATAGGACCTTGAATACCTTGGAGACCATATGCAGCTGGGATGAAAGTAATATATGCATCTGACCCGTAAGTTGGAACAACTCCTGTAGTCCAACTTGTTCCAGGATTTGAATCTGTTCCACCTAATAAACCTTGATCAATAAGAGTTACATCAAAATTACCCCAGTCTGGCGAAGTATTTGAACTCCAAGTCCAGTTATCATAACTATATAATAACCACTCATAATCTCCGCTAGCGTCTTTTTCTGTTCGAACAAAAATTTGACCTTTTGGATCTGCTGTATTATTAGCTAAGTAGTTATATAAATCATCAACTCTTTTACCGGTGTCTGTTAGATCATCAATCCAAAACTCAGTTACATTAGCAACGTCACTATTATTTAATGACCAACCATTTAATCCAGGAAAACCGCCCGATGTACTTGAATTAAATGTATATTTGAAAGTCATTCCACCATCATAACCGATGCTACCTTGAAGACCTTGGATACCAGTATCACCTTGAATACCTGTAGTACCTTGAATACCTTCTGGACCGGCTGGTGTAAATGTAATTAGTGTATTAGGACCATGATCATTTAATACATTATCCCAATCGTAAGATGCAACACCACCAGAAGCAATATACGTGACATCAAAAATACCATATGATTTAGTTCCGCTATCCCAACTAAATCCGTCTATTTGATAAACTACAAAGTGATGACCAGATGGACCATCATTATCTGCAGTACTTTCAATAAGCATTTGTCCTTTTGGATTGCCAGGTAAAGTAGCAATATAATCAAAGAATTCGTCTAATTCATTATTATATTGATTGTTAGGAATATCATCAATATAAATTGTGTTAGCAGTTCTAATATCTGTAGAATTATTTCTCCAATATTTTGCTGAAGCACCTGGAGTTTTGAAACTTTCATATTGCCATTCCCAAGTTAATCCACCGTGATCACCGGTATGTCCTTGTAATCCTTGGAAACCTTGTACACCTCTAGAACCTTGTAAGCCTTGAATACCTTGCATTCCTTGAATGCCTTGAATACCTTGTACACTTTGCGTGCCTTGTACACCTTGAATGCCTTGAAGACCTTGAATGCCTTGTGTACCTTGAATGCCAGTTGTGCCTTGTGTACCTTTTTCGCCTTGTAAACCTTGTACACCTTGGAAATTACGAGGTCCTTGTACACCTTGAGTGCCTTGAATACCAGTTGTGCCTTGCATTCCTTGAACACCTTGAACACCTTGATCACCGGTAATATCAAATGATACTAATAAAGGATTTTCTGTTGTGTTATAACTAAAGTCTCCTAAAACAGCATCGCCTGAAATATATTGTACATCAAATTCCCAATAAGTATTTGCACCTGGTTGGTTGGTCATTCCATCGACACCAAATGTAACATAATTTGATGGATCACCCCTTTGAGTAACTTTCATATACATCTTTCTACTAGAAGATGTAGTTGCTGCAGCAGTAAATAATCCTTCTAAATCTACATTATAAAAATCTAAATCGTCGATCCAGATTTGTGTAGTATTTGCAAAGTTTGCAGTATTACTTGTTGGTCCATCAATTAAGAATTTACCTGCTGTTGGATCTTGTTTTGTATTTGAAGCTAATGATAATCTGTATTCATATACACTACCTGAATCATCGCCATTATAACCTTGGAGACCTAGTGTACCTTGTACACCTTGGAATGCTTGCGGGCCTTGAACACCCTGAACTCCTTGATCGCCTTGAATACCTTGTATGCCCTGTACTCCTTGTACACCCTGCACACCTTGAATACCTTGTGTGCCTTGCATTCCTTGAATACCCTGAACACCTTGTGCTGCTTGAGTTCCTTGAATACCTTGAATACCTTGGAAACCAATAAAACCACGAGAACCTTGAATACCTTCGTCACCAAGAATACCTTGAACACCTTGAATTGCTTCACCTTGTAATCCTTGGAAACCTTGTACACCTCTAAATGAACCAACATTAATCCAAAGATCAGAACCACCTACATAGATCCAAAGTGTATCATCTGATTGGTCAATTACACCATCACCAACACTTGATCCTGGAAATTCTGTTTCTAATACTGAAGTATTGCCATCTGCTGTTTCACCAACAATAGTAAAACCTGGTCCATAAGCACCTTGGATACCTTGAACACCTTGAATACCTTGAACACCTTGTACTGTACCGTTAGCTTGACCAAGCTCAACCCATGAAGTACCATCTGAAAGATAGACTTTTCCGTCATCGCCATATACCAAAGATCCTTCGTAAGGACTTGGATCTAATGTAATAGGAGTTGGTTGTGGCTTACCACTACCAATTATCCTGCTACCACTTATAGAACGAAAAGCCATTTATTTCTCCTTCAAAATTTTATTCATTAATCAACGTCATATTCTTCTGACTGGCCAATTGTATATGATATAGTTGCATCAAGTGCTAAATTAGTATCGCACTTCGCTTCCAAAAGATCACCGGACGCAAAAAACTGTCCGTTAAGTGGAATTGGAATAGTATCATAAGCCGGCACAGGCATATTTCTAATTAGATAATAATTATCATTTTGCTCAAATCTATAGATTCTAACATCTAAATTAACAGTATTTGCAGTTTTATTACTAATAATAAATGGAGAGATTACCTCACCAACGCCCGGCTCAACTGTAGTAGATCCACCAAATACAAGTTCTGGTACCTCAAATTTTGGAACCGTAATAACTTCTTGCCAATTGGTTGATAATTCTAAATTTTTTCCTATCGGCAACGCGTCAGGCGCTTGGGAAGTCTCAACGATTGTGATTCCTGTATTTGCCTCTATATAAGTTGTGTATGCCATTTTAAATTTTTCCTATGTTTATAATCATTATCTATGTTATTTATCTATTTTTTACAAGGCTGCTCTACTATTAGAAGCACGTCTCGCAAGTTTTCTCACTGAAGAGGTAAACGGTCTTCCTTCAATTCTACCCGTTCTACCATTAATTCTTAGTCCTCTTGCAAAGTATTGGTTGTTCAATTCATCTGCGCCAGACCATCTAATTCTACCACCATCTTCGGAAAGAACAGAAGCTGTTGCTGAAATAGCAGAACCTAAGTTTCTAAAGTTAAGTGGTAATGCGTTTCTATTAACACCTGCTGATGCACCGTTAAACTGGTGAGCAATTGATTCAACTAACGAACCAAATGTTAAGAAATTAGGTCTTAATACACCCTGAATAAGTACATCATTAAATAATCCATTAACCATTTGTGTATGAGCTAAATTAGGACTTAAATTACCAGTAATATAATCTCTCATTTGTTGCCAAGCAAAATAGAATGATTCTAAAAGATCTACATTATTATTACCTGCAGTTTCCCAAGATGTACCATTCCAATAATGAATAACACCATCATATCTATTACCATTCCAGCTAGTTGGAATAATATAAGCATCGTTACGTTTCATACCAGTTAATGCATCTCTTTGTGTTTGAGATTGTACTGTACCCTTAAATCTTAAATCTTGCCATCCAGAGAATGAAGTAGGTGGATTAAATACTGGGAATACATGTTTAGAATCAATATTAAATAATGCTGCTACTACTGATCTTGTACCTTGATCGCTACCTTCATCACCATTTGTTGGATTAGTATATTTGAAGTCATTAGCAATAAACTCAAGAATATTTCCAGCATCACGTCTAGTCTTAGGTAAGTCAATAAACTTATAAGTCATTCCAATAAATCTTTGTACTTCTTTTTGGAGATTAATTCTATTATTATTTAAGATTAATCTAGCAAACTTAAATTCTTTATTATCATCGTAATCGAAGTTAGGCTCAACTAATGGACCTAAAGCGTTAACATCGTTATTTAAGAATGCTCTATAGAAAATCATTCCTAACTCTTCTGCTTCTTCTGATAAAGCCTTAGTACTAACATCGGTTCTTACAACCTGACCAGGTAATTTACCAAGAACACAATCACGAGCTAATCTACCTAATACACGATATGCTTGTCCAGTTGGAACTTGCTGATCGGCTGGGATTCTAAAGATGTTATTCCAGAAGTAGAAATCTGCATTCCATCTTGAAGCAGAATTACCACCGTAGTTAAGATCGAAACTAAATGCATCTAACAAGTAATGACCATCTCTATAACACTTAGACTTATCATAATCTAATACGTTATATTCTTTATTAATCCATGTAGTAACTTCATCTGATAATACATCTAAGTTATCATCAATTTCTTTACCAGCCCAAATTAAATCTTCATCAACCCATGAAGTATCAGGCTCTCTAATTTCTGGTACTGCATCTAAACTATCTCTTCTAATTGCTTCTTCGATAATTCTAACTAAGCTTGCTACTTCTTCACCAATTGCTGAAGTACTTGCTACACCTGAAACATCTTGTCCAGGAGCTAATTCTTGTACAATATCACTTACATAGTTTGCCATTTCAGCATAGAACTCTGCAGTTTGTTGTCTTTGATCGTATGGTAAAACACTTGTACCATAACTAAAGTACATGTTAGCATTTAATCTAGTAGCATAGTTAGTGTTATAGTTAATATCATGTGATAATGCATCTACAATAATACCAACATCTCTTCTACATTTATCTTGAGGATAACTTAAACCTTTGTATTCTTTAGTAATAAAGTTAATCATATCCTTAGTTAATGACTCGTTTGCACGATCAAGAATCTGTTTAGAATCTTTAAGATCTGCTGTAGCCCAATCAAGTAATGGCTCAACCTTATATGGTAATGCAGTAGGATTATTTTCGTAAACTACATTTGCAATAATCATTGCTTTTTCTTTAGCTTCGTTAGCAATTCTTCTTCTAGCAACTAAACCTGATCTATCTTGTTTAATATGATTACCAGTAATTTGAGTAACTGCATTCTTAGAAGCACTTACAAATGTATGAGCTCCATCATATCCTTTAGCAGAGCCAACATTAACTGTAATTGTATTTAATCCAACTGATGTAATCTTTAATGGCTTATCAAATGCAGGATCGGTAGTTCTTGGATGAGAAATTTGAACTGCAGGAGAACCACAACTAAATGTTAAACTCTCTTTAGCAAGTTTGATATAATCACCTGCATTAAGAGTATGCTTACCAATTGTAAGAACTGCTTCACCAGTTGATACATCATAAGTTGCACTTGATGGTGTCCAACGATTACCTGTCTTAACAGTAATTTCTTCGTTTCTAATAATATCCCAAACAACGTCTGCCATATGAGTAAATGCTCTTCTTGTAGGTTCTCTTTGTGCTACAGGAAGTAAGTTAACTGCATTTACAAAATAAATTTGTGCTGCATTCCAAACTGCACTATTACCACCATATTGGATATCGTGTGATAATGCATCTACCATATAACCAACATCTCTTCTACATTTGTTTTGGTTATATTCTAAATAATTGAATTGATCTTTTAAGTACTTAGTTACACCAGTAGAAAGAGTTGAAAGTCTTCCACCAATGATTGCTGCTTCTACATTATAATCGTAATCTGTTCCAAGAGTTGATTGAGCCTCTCTTGCTGCTGGAGCTGCATCAAATGTATTTGCTGCAATAACGTCTGCAACTAAATTCCAACCATCTTGTACATCTTGAGCAATACCTGCTGCAACAGGACCAAATCCTAATTTTTCTTGTGGAGTTGTATTACCCGCAGTTGGAGTAACAGTTTGTTTAGTTACTAATAATTCTGAAACATTACCTAAGTGAGTATATAATTGTGATGTTGCTGATCTTTGATCTGCAGGTAATATAGATAATCCATTTTCAAAATACATTCTTGCGACATCTAACATACCAACATTACAATCATGTTGAACGTCATATGAAATTGCGTCAACAATATATCCAATATCTCTACGACACTTATCAGCGTCATAAGTTAAACCTGGAGCATTAATTGCTATCCAAGCAATTGCTTCTGACTTTAAGAAATCTTTATTTAATTGTAATCCGGTTTGAGCATTAATATAATTACTACCTTGAGAACCGACACCATAAACGTATCCAACTGTTTCTGGATCGTAGTCATTAATCATTGCGTCTTTAAGATTTTCAAACGCTGCTGTTGCTCTTGTTAATGCAGTACCTGTTAAACGTGATTCAATATCTTTTTGAATCCAATTAACAGCTTGAACAGTTTCTGCTAATTGATCTTGTACTACAACTTCTGTTCCGGGATTACCTGATCTATAAACTTTACCAGCAATTAATGAATTATAATTAGCTCCAGTTTCTACATCTCTTCTAACTGCATCTAAAATATAACCTGTATCTCTTGCGCATTTACCACTATCAAATGTGAAGTATTCGTCATTGATAAAGTTAATAATTTCTTCTTGAATAAATTCTTTATTATTTTGTAAAGCTTTTCTAGCAAATGTTCTACTTGGCATCATAGCAGGAGCACCTGATGATTCAGGTATTCCATTTGTTGAATTATCATCAACAATTGCTGAAATAATATTTACAAGGTCTTTACCAGCAGCTGCTATAGTAGCAGATCCAGGTGTTCCAGACTTATCTTGTGTGCTCGAATTCCCTGATGTAGGTGTTACTGTAGTTTCTTCGATAATATCTTCAACTACATTGGCAAGATACTCATATGCTAATCTAGTAGGTTCTCTTTGATTTTCTGGTAAGATATTAATAGCATTATTAAAGTAGTAAGTTGCAGCATTTACAGTTGCATCATTACCACCGTATTCTAAATCTTCTGAAACAGCGTCAACAATATATCCAATATCTCTATAACAGAAATCAGTATTATATCCAAGACCATTATAAGTTTCTCTAATATAATCGATAATTTCTTGCTGATATTTAGCTGAGCTACCAGAAATTAATTGTGAATCTGTATCTAACGCAGAATCGTAACCTATGACTGTATCATCATACGCTGGTTCTTTAACTGCAGGTAATTCACCAAAGTCGCTATGTCTAATCATAGTAGCAACTGTACTTAATAGACTTTCTACTTTTTCTGATGTTGTTGGATTAGAAGCTTTCTTAACACAATTAACATTTGCACTTACAAATGTATGAACACCAGCATAACCATTTGGAGCAGCACCAACTTGAATCTTAATAGTTGAATCAGTTGTTTCTAATACTTCTACTGGAGTATTAAATGCCGGATCAGTTGCTCTTGGATGTGAAATAGTTGTTACAACACCTGTTGCAGTATTAGCACAACTAAATGTAATTGAATCTTGATCCATAATAATCCAATCACCTTTTTCTAATCTATGAGTACCAATAGTAAGTACTGAGATACCAGTAGTTGGATCGTAAGTTGCTGTTGATGGAGTATAAGCAGGAGCCATATTTGCTTTCTTAACTGCATTAGCATCGGCTGATACAAAAGTATGAGCTCCGGTGTAACCACCTGCATCACCAACATCTATAGTAATTGTATTAGAGGTTGCTGAAATAATAGTAATTGGTTCATTAAACTTAGGATCAGTCGCTCTAGGATGCGAAATATTAACTGTTGTATTTGCTACAGTATTAGCACATGAGAATGTAATTGATTCTTCAGCAAGAATAACTCTATCACCTTCTCTTAAGTTATGAGTACCAATATCGATTGTTGAAATACCAGTAGTTGGATTGTATGAAGCATCAACAGGAGTATAGAAATCAGAAGATCTAATACTTTCTGGTTCAGCACTTACAAAGGTATGAGCACCTGTGTAACCACCAGCATTACCTGAATTAAATGTAATTGTATTTGCAGTAACTTCTGTAATTGTTGCTGGAGTATTTCCACCCATTGGATCTGTCGAACGAGGATGCGAAATTTCTACAGTTGTATTAGCAGCAGTATTAGCACATGAGAATGTAATAGCACCCTCATCAATTGTAATTCTGTCACCAACAGTAAATTGATGTTTACCAACAGTAAGTACTGTATCACCAGTAACTGGATCATAAGTAGCATTTGTTGCACTATATGTAGATCCTGCACTTCTTACTTGTTGATTTTCTGCTGATCTTACAGCTCCAGAGTCTGCACTTACAAAAGTATGAGCTCCGGTGTAACCACCTGCATCACCAACATCTATAGTAATAGAAGTTGGAGTAACACTTAATACTGTAATAGGAGTATTAAATGATGGATCAGTTGGTCTTGGATGTGAAATATTAATAACAGTGTTAGAAGCAGTATTAGCACAAGAGAATGTAATTGATTCTTGATTTAATCTAATTCTATCACCTGGTTCGAAATCGTGTGAACCAATTGTTAATGAAGAAATACCTGTAACTGGATCATAAGTAGCATTACTTACATCATACTCTGCATAATTTGCTGCATCTACAATTTCGTTTCTTACAATTTGTCCAGCAACTTCTGCAACATGATCGAATGCTGCTGCTGTTGGATGTCTTTCTTCGATTGGTAATATTGCAACTGCATGATCATAATACATTCTTGAATTATGAACTGTAGCAGAATTAGAACCATGTTGAATATCCCAAGCTGCCGCATCAATAAACCAACCAACATCTCTTTCACACTTAGTTGAACTATAATCTAAGTTTGGATATCTACCATTAATCCATGCTGTTGTTTCATCAATGATAAATTGTCTATTTGCTTGTAATGCTTTACTTGCTTCGTATGCTTCATCATTAACATATGAAGTACCAAAGTCTTTAGCAGGATTAGCAGTTACTGCATCAGCAATTGCACTCACAAATGTATGAGCTCCTGTATAACCATTAGCATCTCCAACATTAACTGTAATAGAAGTATTAGATGTTGCAGTAATTTCTAATGGAGCATTGAATGATGGATCAGTAGTTCTTGGATGAGAAATTTCAACTGCTGGAGAACCACAACTAAATGTTAAACCTTCTTGTTTTAAGTAAATAGTATCACCAGTAGTAAATGTATGACTACCAATTGTTATTTCTGAAATACCTGTAACTGGATCATAAGTCGCATTTGTTGGAGTATATGAACCGTGTTTAAGAGTTTGAATTGTAGCATCAAATGCATTATTAGCATATTGTTTAGCATCAGCATCTGAAAGCATATTCCAAATTTCTTCTTTAAGCCATTCTAATGCACCAACTGTTTCTGTTAATTCATTTTCAACTACCGAATCTGTTGAAGCATTACCCGAACGATATGCTAATCCGTGGAATACACTATTAACATTTGAACCTGTTAATACATCTCTTGCAACTGCTTTTAAGATTAGATCAGTATCGCGTTTACATAATGCATCTTTATAAACAAAATAATTATCTCTAATCCACGCGTCAATTTCATCCTGAATAAATTTCTTATTCGCTTGAAGTTGTCTACGCGCGTATGTTCCATCCTGAGTAGCAGAGACTTTCATTATAGCGTCTGCATCTGCACTTACAAACGTATGAGCACCAGTATAACCATTGGCCGCGCCAACGTTAACGGTAAATGTGTTTGTAGTTGCTGCTGTAATCTCTAACGGTAGGCCGTATGCCATATCCCCGATTCTTGGGTTAGAAATTTCAACAGTCGTATTAGCAGCAGTATTAGCACAGCTAAATCTAAAGCTCTCAGGTTTGATCTCAATATGATCGTTTGTTGTTAAACCGTGTCCTGTAATTGTTACAACGAAGTCACCTGTTGCTGGATCATAAGTTGCTGTTTCAGGTGTATGGAATGATTCAATCTTGGCAGCATCAGTCCAGTAAATAGCATTTGTATCGATACAATCATCGAGAGCACTCACAAATGAATGATCTGCTGAGTAACCACCAGCATTACCTACATTAACAGTAATGGTAGTACCAGTCACATCTGTGATTCTGACAGGGCTATTATAAGCAGGATCTGTTGGTCTTGGATGTGAAATAGTTTCTACATATGAAGCATTTGCTGTATTAGCACATGTCATTGTAATACTTTCTGGTGCCATTGAAATCCATTTACCAATATTAAGATTATGATGACCAATTACAAATGTCATATCACCAGTAACTGGATCGTAAATAGCATCTGTTGGTGTAACCTTACCACTATAAGCAGAGGTCTTAGTAATTGATAATGGTTTAGCACTTATAAATGTATGAGCTCCAGTGTAACCACCAGCATTACCTACGTTAACACTAATTGTAGTATCGGTAACACTTAATACTGTAAGATCAGTATTGAAAGCTGGATCAGTTGATCTAGGATGAGAAATTTGAACTGCAGGAGAACCACATTCAAATGTTAGTGCTTCTTCAGCAATCTTAATAGTATCACCGGCTTTAATTGAATGAGGACCAACTGTAATTACTGAAATACCAGTAAGAACATTATAAGTTGCATTTGTTGGAGTAAATTTATTATTCGGGAATCCAACAGTCTTAACACAATTAGCATCAGCTGATACAAAAGTATGAGCTCCAGTGTAACCACCAGCGTCTCCACTAAAGAATGTAATAGTATCATCTGTAATACCAGTAATTTCTACTAATGAATTATAATTAGGATCTGTAAATCTTGGATGTGAAATACTAACAACAGTATTAGAAGAAGTATTAGCACAACTAAATGTGATTGATTCTTTATTTAATACAATTCTATCACCAACTTTAATTCCATGTTCAGGAATAGTAAGAACGGTAATACCAGTATTTGGATTATATGTAGCATCAGTTGGAGTGTAAGAATCATTTACACTAGTATATTGTTTAACACAATTTAATTTAGCTCTTGCAAATGTATGAGCACCTGTGTAACCATTAGCGCCACCTACATAAATTTTAATTGTATTATCTGTTGCTTCAAAAATAGTAATTGGACTTTCAAATGCTGGATCAGTTGATCTAGGATGAGAAATTTCTGTAATAACAGAAGCATTTGCTGTATTAGCACAAGAGAAAGTTAAACCTTCTTCGGAAAGAAGAATTTGATCTCCAACTTCGAAACCATGATTTTCAATAGTTAATTCTGAAACACCTGTTGATGGATCGTATGTTGCATTAGATGGAGTAAACTCTCTACCATCATTTTGCATAATATTAATAAAGTTATCAAATGCTTCATTAGCATGATAGATTGCAATAGGATCTGAAAGAGCATCTTCAACTTCACTCTTTAAGTGAGTAAATGCGCCAACCGTTTCTGTAAGTTGTGATCCAGGAACTGCAGTAGTAATACCTTGACGATAAGCAATACCTGATTGAATAGCATTAAAGTTAGAACCAGATACCATATCACGTTTAACAGCAGGAAGAATATATTCTTGAGTATCACGTTGACATTTTTCGCTATCGTATAAGAAGTAATTAGAATCTGCCCAATCCATCATGTAAGATTGGATATAATCTTTATTAGTTTGTAATTGCTTACGAGCATTTCTTCTATCTGCTGAAATAGAAGTTGAATCACTAAATGTGATTTCTGTACCAACTACTGATACTGAATCAAATTCTGCTTTAACAAATGTATGAACGCCTTTATAAGGTGTTGCACCAACATTAACTGTGAATGTTGTAGAAGTAACTGAAAGGATTGGAAGCGCTGAACTTGTAGCAGGATCTCCTAATCTTGGATGTGAAAATATTAATGTATTATTATCAGTATCACAAGTAAATTGTAAACTTTCAGGCATTAAGTTAATGTATCTTCCTACAGTTAGTGAATGAGCACCAATTGTAAATACAGCCTCACCTGTTGCAGGATCATAACTTACATTTGTTGGAGTATACTTAGTTCCATTATTTTCTATAATATCAATAATTTGATTAAACTTATCATAAGCTCTTACTGCACCTAATGCAGTGTTTGCTTCGATAATTCTGTCTGTTTCTTTTCTTAATTTTTTATAAGCACCAACTGTTTCTTCTCTTTGATTATCTAAAACAAGTTTTGCTTGATTAAAATAGTATGCATTACCAGCTGTTACTGAGTTATAATTTGTGTCAAGTAACATATCGTATTTGACTGCCGGTAAAATAAATTTCTCAATATCTCTTTGACATGTTTTACTATCATATGCAAAGAAATTATCGTTATTATCAATCCAATCTATCATTCCTTGAATGATAAGTTCTTTATTATCTTGGATTAATTCACGAGCATTTGTTCTTGCAACATCACCAGTATCTGCGAAGATAATATCACTTGCGTTTTCTTCGCCATTTTTAAGAATGTTTAATGTCTCATTCATAGAAACATCAACACGATCATTAATTACAGTGTTAGCATTTCTAAATAGATATTTAACTTGATCTCTTAAATGCTCATTAGCACCAACTGTTTCTGTAAGTTGCTCATTTTTAACAACATATGAAATAGGAGATGAATAAGTAATACCATTCAAACGACCCCAGTAGTTTGTATTAAGAGCAACGTCATATCCAATATTATCTGCAATAATACCAGAATCTCTATAACATTTATCTGCGTTATATCCTTGATAACCTGCTCCACCAGATGAAGTATTAGCAGTTAAGTAATCAATCATATCTTCAATAATTACTTCTTTATTATCTAATAATTCCTCTGCAAAATCTGTATTTGATAATAATAAAGAACTATTAATATTATCAGGTAATACAATATTAGTAGAACCTTTAGCACGCATTGAAATATCACCGAACTGTGTACCTGAGTTGTTCAGTGTCATTTGACCGCCGTTTAATGCATAGAATGCAGTACGTACAAAGATTGATAGAGAACCAATACCGTTAACACCAGCACCGTCTCTTGCTACATAACCCACACCATTTTGAGTACGAGGTGTGAAACCGAAACATAATACGTAAGTATATAATGAGTCAGCATCTAGAACTCTTCTATCTGCTAATAGACAACCACCACCTCTACCAACTAATCTGTTAGGGAAGTCGTCAATACCAATTTCTTTAATTTGACCAGTACCACCTCTTTGTGCGTATAGATAATCGCCAACTTCTACATTACCTTTTAAGTTACGAACATAAATTTGATGATCTGAATCAATATTAGTAGTCCAACTAATAAATCCTGTAGCGCCTGATGAGAAAGTAACTTCATCACCATCTTCGAATAAAGCTTCTACTGAATGTCCAGTTTCTAAAATAAATTCTTGACCAAGGTCTGCAATTGTACCTTTACTATTAAATGGAGATAAAGGCGGCTCAACATCTAAACGATTGAAGTTTGATAGTTGGGATGAGTCTCTAATATATGGAGAACGTCTTAGTAATGCGTTTGGTCTATAAGCGATTGCGAAACCGCCTTCTGGATAATCAAAGTTATCTACTTCAAAGTTCATATAAGCAAAACCTTGAACATAACAACCTGATCCAACTAGAATACCATTTGTTCTTTCCCAACCTGGCAGTTTACGAATAACTGTAGCATATTGACCAGCGGTTGAAGACATAGCACAATCATCTGGTAACCAGATTGGTTCATCAACCCAATAAACACCTGGACCTACTGAGATATGTACAGCATTATTGATATCGTTACGATCATAAGAACCACCTGCTTTTTCAAGTGCAATAGCTGCTGCTCTCTTAAGTGTTCTCACAGGTTGTAATATTGTACCTGGATATTCATCGTTACCATCTGATGCAACATAAACTTTAAGACTTTTTTCTGTAG